TCAGCAATCTTGAATGGGCTTAGAGCCTCTTCACCAGCTGTAACGTTTCCACCAGTGCCGCTAAATGTATCGCTGTAGCGAACACGTAGAGTATGGATCTGACCAACTGGACCTGTCATTGGCTGTACGCCAACTAATTCATTAGCAATGACCGTAGGCATTACACGTCTGATCACAGGAAGGATCACACGATTTAGTGTTGCAACGTTACCGGCGGATGTTGCTCCAGCGGTGGCACTCTCTGCCAAATACTTGCGGGTATTTTCTAGAGTTGTTGCCATTACTGAACGCTTGTTACCTTGAAGACCTTCTAAAAGGGCGTCTTTGGTTTCCGACCAGCGTGACTCGAGTAATTGTGACATTATAGTTCTCCTTAAACTTTTAGTCCCGCAAGCCTGCGGATGTCAAATATCTCAGCGGTTTTTTCTTCTTTACCGCTGGATTGAGGTGCCTGTTTATCGCCTGTAATTTCTTTGCCTTCTGATAGTACTTTCTTCGCCGGTGCTCCACCATTCATTACTGCTGGTAGGTATTTGTCGAAAGCTGTACGTAGCTTTTCTGTTTGTGTTGATTCAAGCAGACTTTTCATGACTTCACGTTTGTCACCAGCCAAAGGATTCAGCAATTCGCTCATAACTTCCTTGCGTTGATTACTTTCTTTGATGACATGTAGTTCACGTTCTTTCTGTGCTACTTGTTGCTGTGCTTCTGCAACCATTTTTGCTGCTTGTTCCAATTCAGATTCTCTTGTCATCATAACTTTGAGAAGTTTTGCTGTTTCAGATTTCTCATTTAGATGACTTGCAGCATATTCGCTGGCAAATGATTCAAAAATTCTGCGACCAAAGTCATTTCTTCTAGCTGATTCAATGTCTTCCTTGAGCTGAGTCATTTCAGAACGTAGACCGTTCTGCACTGTTTCTGCTACTTTTACGGAAGCTGCTGTGATAAATTCTTTCTTGAGATTGTCAAACTTGGCTCTGCTTTCGCGTACTAATTTTACTTTAGTTTCGGCCAAATCTTTCTTATCTGTGTGGAATTCTGCGATTTCTTTCGCCAGGGCATCCACGATAAAAGATTCTAATTTTGCAACATTGTTTGCAACTGTCTTGCGATCTTCGTGTAGTTCTGCCAATTCTTTGTTAAGATTATTAAAGATAAATGATTCCATTGCTTTGGAATCGTCTTTCATTTTCTTAGTATACTTGGCGCGGGCTTCGATAAGTCCTTGGCGATCTTCTGCCAATTCACCTAACTCTGCCTGCAAGCGATCTGTTAGCATAGCTTCTACAGCTTCTACCATTGCGCCTTTGTCATGCTCATACTTCTGAGCAAATTCTTCACGTAGTTCAGCGGTTACTTGATCACGGCTTTCTTGAATTCTGCTTTCCCAAGCTGATTCAATTTCCGATTTGATTTCTTCGGAAATCACATTGTTTTCAAACAATTGTTTTACGATGTCTAGCATGTGATTCTCCTACTGTTATTTGAGTCCAGAGATTATTCTCTTGAGACTTTCTGCTAAGTATTTTTGAGCCTTGGGGTCGCCTTGAACTTCTTGTGCTATTTGATATGCCTTGTAACCGCCTGTGTTATTGATTAAATGTTCGTATACTGGTGTGGGATAAGCTCCCGGGGCGCTAGGCTGTGCTACCACATCTACTGTGATTATTTCAAAACCCTGCACTTTGCCACTACTGTCTACTTCGCCGGATCCTCTGGAACTAACACCCAGTTTGACTCCCGCCTCTAGCATGGACTGAATTAACTGTCCCATAGGAGTTGGAAGTATTTTTAGTTTTCCGTAGCCGTTAGGACCATCCATCCACATCTTGGTAATCATATGACTAACACGATCTAGATTAATTTTTAAATCCTGAGGATGATCAACTTCTCCAAGAACGGAGTAGCCACCAGCGATCTGTTCATTGAGCGTTTTGACAGCCCTGCCAATTTCTTCAGAAGAGTAAACACGCTGATTTGCATTACGGATGTCTCCTTGAATGCAAATGCCGTTTAGATGCAGCGACTTTTTACCGTCGCTGCCTTCGTCGCGCTCCAAGACAATCTTAGCCTGGTCAAAACTCAAATGTTCTGATAGAGTAGTTTTCACCATTAAGTCCTATTATCTACGACCACGGAAAAGGCTTTGCTTGTTGTCTGGTGATTCTTTTGCACCAGCTTTTTCAGCACCATGTCCAGGTTCTTTCTTAGAGAACGCATTACCTGCTTTGCCGCCTGGGACATTGATGTTGCCAGCATTATCTTCGGTTGGCTTGCCTTTTAGCAATCCTGAACCTTTTAATTCACCTGTTTCTGAACCAGGAGCACCATTCTTGCCGCTTAGAATGTTGGCAGTTGTACCGCCCATGTCATTCTTGCCAGCTACAATAGACTTGTTGTTTACGCCGTCGTCACCCATTTTAGCTGGTGCAACTTTCTCGACGTATTCACGAACAGTTGCTAGGTCCATGCTGTCTTTCATTTTTTCGTCGCCCATGTCGCCCATGTCATCATCGCCCATGTCGCCCATGTCATCTCCGCCTTTGAGTTCATCAAATTTGGCTTGTAGTTCGTCTACAATGCTATCTAGGTCTTGGAATAGTTCTTCTTCAGACTTTTCACCTTCTTCGTCATCCATTTCTGCATCGATGTCGCCTTCTAGCTCGTCAGTTGGATCACCGCCCATTGCGGGCATTTCGTCATCGCCTTCAATAGCAATGTCTTCAAATTCTTCGTCGACTTTGTCTTCTTCTGCATCGTCGTCTTTTGCAGCTTCGTCTACTTCTTCATCTTCTTCGTCTTTTTCTTCTTCTTCAGCAATTTCGCTGTCAATTAAAGATTCATAGATTTCACGAGATTTTGTTACCACATATTCGTGGAACAGTTCTTCTGCTTTAACTTGATCATCATTGACCAAATGCTCAAGCATCTGTTGTAGTAATTTATTGTCGGCCATGGTATTCTCCTCAAATGGTATGGGCTGTTGTTTATTTAACACGAAGATTACAAACCGGTGTTAAATGGTAGTTTTTTGATTGATTTGATCTGAATATATAGTATCAGGAAAACTTCTACTAAATTCATCGTAGGTGATATGACTGAGATTGGTCAGAGCAGGTCCTAGTCTGTCCGGTATAAATGCTCCAGGTTCTATGACTCTAAAAAAATGTGTGTGACGGAATTCTTTGATTACTTTTTCAGTTTGACTCAGCCAATTGCCATGATAAGTTGCTGCATCTGTTGATTTTTTATAGTTGAATGTGTCTGCGTAAATGTTGTTGAATTTACCGTTCAGCCCTTGATAGTCAAATCCAAAAATGTAGATGCTTTTATGTTCTTGGGTGGCTGCAAACCATAGTGCTGTGGGTCCTGAACTCCAGCCTTTGTGCGGACTGAAAAAATTTACACCATGTTTGGTTTGTATGCCTTTATTGGGATTAGTCCAAACTTGATGTTTTTTGTTATAGCCAGACTCGATGATTTCGTTGACCATTTTCACATCTACAGCTATTAAATAGTGAGGTTCAAACTCACGATACTGTGCATTACAGCCGTAGGTCACACCTTTGTTTATTAGAGATCGCAGGTTCAAGCACTGTCGACTGGTGCCGTTGCCTATAACAAACGCGGGGTTATTGTGCAGATGCTGCTTCTTCGCCAACTGGAGTTCCATACATTTGTCTTATAAAGTCCAGTTCAGATTGTGATTCTAATTGATGTGCTTCGCTTTGAAGCCTCAGTTGATTGATTTGTCGCAGCGTAAGACGTATCTTTCTGGTGTCTTTTTTGTCAATGATGCTGCGATCTCTGCTGGATTCATATCTACGATCTTGAGCAAAGTCGTTGTTTTTTTCGTTGAAATAAAAGAATTCGTTAAGAAGCATAATGTATTTATTACTGAACTGGTGCTTCTGGTGCTGCTTCTGCCCCGGCATCTGCGCCTGGCTCTGCGGCAGCTGCCATATCTAAAGGTGCTTCTGCTTCTTGAGTTCCAACATCTGCAGCCATGCCTCCTGGTGTTACACCTATGCCTCTCAACTGACTCTGTGCATCGGCAGGTGCTTTGATATTAGAACCGTTTTCCTCACGCCACAGTTTTTCATTTTCTTTGATCTCATCTTCAGTCATGCCTAAGAATCGTTTCATGGCAAAACGCTTGCTGAGATGCGGAATCTGTACCACCTGTGAAAATGTAGCTGCTCTAGCTGTGTCTAATTCACTTTGACGATAAGCAGCAAAATTCTGCGGCTGATTGAATTTAAGTTCAAACAGTCCACTATCAATGTTTACACCTTGATCATTAAGCCACAGCTTGAATTCAAGATCAAATGTTTCTACTATAATACTCTGTAGACGTTTGCAGTATTCGTTAAATCTCAATTCTTGTATGTAAGCTGTGCCTACTTTGCCGTCTGATACAGTGTTGGCTTGCTCGTCGATAGCTGTGGGCAAATAGCTAGCAGGGATGCGAAGAGCCCTAAACAGTTTGTTAGTAAAATAACGTAAATCTGTAATTTCGCCAAGATTTGTACCTCCAGGCAATGTTTCTACTTTTGATCCACGACCTTCGGCGGTCTGTGGGAAGAAGTAGTCTTCGTTTACACTTAGTGGATTATAACTAGCGTCTATGACATTTGCTCCGCCACCCGTTGATGAAGGAATACGTCGTTGTTGAATTTCATTTTTAACACGTTCAACAAAGCTCATAGCCATGTGTGCCGGCATATTTCCAACGTCTACATAGAAAATTCGTCTTTCTGGAGCACGTTGTATACGATAGATAATAATAGCATCTTCAAGCAATTCTTTCTGCTTGTAGACTTTGAACACTGATTCTAATAGACTATTACCAAAAGGATAGTTATTATCTAGTCCTTCTGACAATGAAATATGAATAACA